AGTCAGAGGCATCACCTCCAGTCTTTGAAATAATACCACAACGAGTATTACCTGTCATACTAGCCTCCTTCGTAAGTATACAAGAGGCTTGGGACGTTGCCCCTTCTCTTCTTTTCTTAACCCTAATAACCCCTAATATTGTTTGGTCAAGTGAAATCTCATGGTAAAATAAAAACCATTTTCTATCAGCATCCCTAAACTCTGGTTGTATCCCAGATTCAAGTGTCCAATAGTTTAAATAAAAATAATGGTCTCCCGTTATATAAGTGGTAAATCCATTGTTCATAAACCAATGTCCATCTCTACATCTTTCAAATTCTCTTGTAATAAACGCAATCTGCTCCTCGTTGTATTGAGCATTACCATCCTCATCAATTTCTAAATCATAGAATGAATCAGGTATATCAGTTCTTTTAAATTTCTGTTTCTTATCTGATACATTACTCCCATCAATTTTATTCAATGGTGGTGTTTCTGGAATTTGGCATTTAATACCATATATTTCTATTTCTGGCATAATGCAAAGGTAATCAATTATGATTCTTTTATATCAACTATTTTAACCTCCTCACCTGCAAGCATGGCATCTATGGTGTTTTCTATCAGCTCTCTTTGTTCTGGATTTAGTAATGAAATCTTTTCATTTATTGCAGGTACTGCAAAAACATCACTTTCAATTTCTTTTTTTATACCAACCCTTGCCTCATCATTTAAGTATGGGTAGGAAAGTATATCACTATAAATCCATTTAATCTTTTTTATATAGGATTGAAAAAGTACGGCCCCTCTAGAGTTAGGCATTTCTCTTATAAAGTCTTGGTAATGTTCCTCAGCCATTCGTAAATGGTGGATAGCAGATACTGCGTTTGCTGACATAGTTTATTTAAATAATTCTTTGATTGGTATTAATACACCTCTTGAGCTATCATGGTCACCACCATGCTTAAACAATCCTCTATGATGTGTTCTAACTAATTCTTTTAATCTAGATGTAGGTATTATTATAGCGGTATCAATACCCTCTATTTTGTATATCCAATAATCAGCATCTGTTGTGCTGATACCAGAAGGTTTGCTTCTTGAATAAACCTCAATGTAAAGATTCCCTGTTTCAAGGGCCCTCCTGTCGCTTTTTACTTCTACAGAAAAGGCCCCTGTGAACAAAGATTTCACCCAGTCTTCGGATTCCTCTCCGAATTTTAAATCATGTGTAAATGAGCCTGAGTGTTTCATGGTTAGTAATTACGGCCTAAAATGGTAAACTGTCTTCTGAAACTGGAGTTTCTTTTTTAGCTCCTGTAGGACTCCATGTGTCAATGCTAATTTGGACATCCTTCCCAAACTTATCGGCCTTACCGATGTTGATGTTTAATTTCACATACTTCTTTCCGTTGAAATCTTGTACGTGTTGGTTAATTACTTCTGGGTTAACAGTAACTGATAACCAGGTGTCATTCTTTTTTACGCCTTTACCAGCGTAAATTTTTGGTGCTTTTTCCATAGCTGTGTTTTTTATTTTAAATTTAAAGTCTCCGATTTTAAATAGGATAATGCAGTTCTCAATATCTCAATACGATAATGCATTTCCTTTATTACTAATTCAGACCAAGTATCATAAAATGATACCCCTGCGACCTCGGCATTTAATATAGCCTTCTTTTCAGCAGCTGACCCATTGTAATTATCCGTTATGGTTAATTTACTTACAATGTGCCTTTCTAATAAGAATTGAAATCTTGCCTTACATTCTGCGGCTGTCCCTTGTATGTCTGTTATAACATTTAATTTTTCTAATACAGACATTGGGTTAGTTAGGTCTACTTGAGACGATACAGCTAATCTAACTTGTTCAAACAATATCTTGGTATCATCAAACTTCTTCTGCAATTCCGGTTCTTTGAATAATTTTTCCATAATTTTTATTTATTTTATTCTGATTTTATATGTCTGATGGCAAATTCTTTTTTATAATTTTCAATATAAATCTTTTCTCTATTTGCAATTACTCTTCTCAAAACATTATCAGTTATTCCTAATTTAGCACAAGCTTTTTTTGCAGTATCAAATTCAATTCTTTTCTCTCTTCTTTCTTTTAGGTCGGTTATACTTGTGTCATATAATGCGACTCCAAATTTTATTACATTCATGTCGCAAAGTTATTATTTTAGTTTATCAAAAGGGAATAAAATTGATATTATTTTTAATTTCTTCCTCTGTTTGTGGTACATATTTTATTTTAGGTTCTTCTCTTCCAGACCTTTTAATTGGCAGCCAATCATACTCATCTGTAAACTCAATACCATCTCTCATTTTTAATTTAATCATCTGACCTCTAGGAGTTGTATTGCCTCCAGTATCTTTGTTACGCATTTTGTTTACATATATTTCAGTTACCATCCAAGTCAGAGGGTCTTGAATATTTCTATTCATAGTTAAAAATATATCAGCCTTGTTATAAAGAACTGCCCCACCATCAGCATCAGCAGGCCAAGGAATCAATTGGTTGCCATCCTTATCTCTCTCTCTTTGAGATTGACTTCTAGTATGTAAGGCTACAAATATGGATATGTTTGTTCTTTTAGTAAACAAAAGCATATCAGTATACATTTCCATATCATTATCATATTTTGAGTTGCCCTTAACTTTTAAGGCGTTGATTGGGTCAATGAACATACCTTTTATAGAATGGAATTTAGAAACCTTTTCAGCATATTTAAGAAGGTCATCGTAAGAATGCATAGTATCGTTGTTAATAAAATACATCCTCTCGTTAACCCACTTTAAAGACTCTTGAAATTCAAACTCAGAACAATCTTTAATCTTTTTACCTACATAATGCTCAACCATTCTCATCTTAACAGAGGCAGTCCTATTTTCTCCGGTATATACTACCCATCCCCAATCATATTTATAGGAGGATAAAAATATCAGCCAAAAGGTTAAGGCGGTTTTACCTGTGTGAGCATGAGAAAGTAGGGCATAAAATTCTCCCTCCTTAAGTAAAAGATATTTGTCCATATCATCATATCCAAAAGGCAAACCTATAGGTATAAGTCCAGCTCTATATTTTCTGATATATTCCTCATCATCTTGATTTTTAACTAAAAAAGATAATTCCTCATCAATTAAGCCCATCTCTTCAATTGCAGTCCTCTCATAGGTAGCAAGCTCATTAATAGGCATAAACTGACCTGCCTTAATACCATCCTCTACTGCTTGGTACTCTGCATCAGCCTCTTGCGGCCCAAATTTCTTCAAAACCTCATAGTCTAATACCTTCTTTGCTATAGACTCCTCTACAAGGCCACCAGAAACCCATCCACCGACCAAATAAGCGGCTTTAATTACAGAGTGATGCCTTTTCCCTATCTCTGCCTTTTGTATCATTTTTGAGGCTATATTCAGCTTAGAATAGTCCGTGGTAGCACCGGTCATCTGCATACCCTCATTTCGTATGTCCTCTATGACCTCAAAGAAGGTTTTACTATCATTATTAATGTAGATGTCAGGGTCGTATGACATAAATAAAATCCTTGATGGGTTCCTTGCCGTGGGGTCAAAGACCGGATACCTTTTAAGCAAAGCATTGTAATGTTGCTCGTGCTTGTTACCATCAGCTATTTTGATAAGCCCGTGCACACCTGTGCCAGATGGTGAAGTCCATAGGGCATAAATGTATGGGTCTTTGTGGGCCTCAGCCTTGTACTTTATAGGGTCTACATCATCAACATCAATAGGTATAAGCTTAGAGTGAATAGATAATGATTTATCATTACGATAAGATTCGTACACAGTACCATCGGTTCTTGTTTTATTTATGGGTATATTAAACACCCCTGCATATAATACGGCAGGTAGTTCCATTTTAAGTTTACCTATAAGCTCTTGGTCTTCTTCACTTCTTATTTGTTCAATCTTATCCTTTACCTTCCCCTCTCTTATTGCCTTAAATACCGCCTCCACACTTGTTGTATATGGTTTCCCTATGCTAGAAAATTTCTCAAATATTGTTATCATATAATTCGTTGTGATATTTCCAAAGTTCGTTTTCTAATTTCTTAATTTTCATTCTATACTCTATTTCTGTTGCCATCCAATTGGTAGCTGACTTGACACTATTTATTACCGAGGTGTGGTCGTTTAGCCCAACATATTCAGCAATTTCCCTTAGGGTCAAACCAGTAAACTTTTTGAGTAAATAAGCACAAGCGTGTCTTGCATTTATAATTTCTCTCTTCCTACTTTTTACCATAAAGTCCACCCCAAATTCTTCCTTAACTAATTGAATAATTTTATCGTGAGCAATAGGGAATGATATTTCGGTAAAGTCTTCTTTAATACCCTTCAGCATTACACTTGACTCGTGAATAAAATATCTACACCTAACAATGATATCATTTAATTCTCCAATGGCTGTTGTCACTTTTTCTTTTTTTGTCATATATACTTGTTTAATTGTTCTTTATAATACTCGTGTGTCCTCTTCATCCAATAAATA